GCAGAACCTTGCCATGGCTGTATTTCCCTGGCAACAAATGTCATCTGTTGTTCAGTCACTATATCGTCAATGGACATCCCGGATCCTTCGTTCAATATTTCTACACCACGCAATGACATCTTGGCTACTTGCCCATATTCATTGGCTGCAGTAAGAACTATATCAAACGGAGGGATCTGATCCGTATACCATGGCGCTTGCCATGAATTATCTGTATTTACATCTTGCCAGACTTGAGCTCCCTTCGCTTCTTCAGCGGTGTGTTTTTGCACATCACTATCATGAGCGAAGAACCATCCAGACCTATCTTCAATAGCTTTAAAAACTTCAAGCAACGCACTTCTGTCAAACACTGTGAATATAAGAGTCCCAGCTATACCTCTTTTCCCTCTAGAAAAGGAACGAGGATCAGCAGAACCCATAGTATATATGGGGGCTTTTTCTCTAGTCACAGAATAAGACACGCCTTGCAATTCGCCTATAACTTTTCCACCAAACGTAGCCTTAATGTCTACGCCAGAGAAAGAATTATAACTTCTTGTATATTCGCTAACGGGCATGATTTTTCTCCTTTTCTATTTTATTCAGAGGTGAGAGCAACAACTACAGTAATTTGTTGCAATTCGAACGCTGGTACTAATACCAATTCAACAGTTGCCCTTCCGAGTACTTGATCAGTGGGCGTTGCATATATATTAAAATTAAATCTACGTAAAGCTCCGCTCTCCTGCATAGTCTTTAGCGCATTCTCTATAGCAGTGGCCATCGCGTTTCTTTGAGGCGCATTATTAGGCTCACCAATAAATTGATCTGCTGTCTCTCTTACATAATTGATAGCATCGTGAACGATCCTAACCGTTGACAATCTTACATAATCAGATCTATAGTATTGGCTTATATTATACGCTCCGGTCATCGCGCTAGCAACAACAATTCCTTTAGGCTTAGACAGAAAAGTAACGAACCTATTTCCAGCAAGCCTATTAGCTTGAGATTTAGACAGTCCTTGTTGAAGTGTAACTCCATGTGCTATTTTGTTAGTAGGAGCACTCTTAGCATCTAGAGCTGCTATTAGACCAGCGTAAGCTGCAGCTCCGTCACTGTTGTAATACCCAAGAAGCGGATATTTTTTAACAGCAGCGTCGTTAGAGGCTCTCATATTGGCAGCTACAACAGATATATAAGCTCCTATATCCACCTTGTTACCCTTAGAATCCGTAACATCTCCAGCTGCATAATTGGCTGGCTGATGCTCAGTAGAAGTAGCTACTAATGTGTAGTTACCGGGTGTTCCAGTTGTAGTTTCTGTTGTTCCATCAAAATATCCACAGTTTGTATACTCTTCAAGATCTGTTACCCATGTTTCAACCTCTGTCAAGGTTGGAGTTCCAGACGGGTCTGTAGTCGCACCAACTGTTCCTATTACTCCAAGGCATGTGTTATTTGTTTTAGTCGCCTGATAACAAAAATTAGCAAGCTGATAACCAAAACTCCACTGAGAACCTCCTGTAGAATAATAATCTTCAGTAACACTTGTATCTAAATACGCCCCAACGGGAACGACAATATCAGTATTATAGTTCAACAAAATGTTATAAGCTTTTCCAAGATATCCGTATCTATCATTAGCCGTTATATAGTCTCCAGAAGCTGCTGGGAGGATGTTCATTATTTCAACATCTCTAGCTCCAGCAACATATGCTTCGTAGAGCGCTTCACTCAACTCACTAACCGTTCCATCTGAGTCCAGAGTTTTAGCATAAGCAGCTGTTAGTGATCCTTTAGCAATAACATATGGGACATATGGTGTCATGTCCGCATTAGTTGACGTTGTCATTCCGAGCAGGAGGACCTTAGGACCTGACGGAGGTCTACTTATTCGTAGGCCCTGGTCAAGTATTTCAACCGTAGTTCCTGGTAAATTTGCAAAGGTTGGCATTTGTATTTCCTCCTTTTAGTTTATTATGTATAATCCGTAAAACCCATATCTAATACCTCCGTCCTTCCTGACGGTGGTATATCCGTGTACCCTACCCCAACAAACCCTGAGGGTACAACGTTTTCTAACTCTAAGAACAAGTCGATTTGTTTGAAATCATGTTCTTTTATTGTCACAATCTTTTCGGTCTTAAAATAATATAAAACAGTTCTACTAGCTAAATCATTTCTCCATTTCCTTACTTCTTCATCTTGCATCCTCATCCAGTAAAGGATTTCATTAACCCCATTCTTCTTCCATACCCATGTATATTTATACATAAAATCTTCAAACCATTCGATTAACTTGTCAGCTCTATTATTTGTCTTAGCCCAGCAATCAAATTGAATGAGATTATCGTACCATTGACCCAATACCTGAACATGACAATCTATATTGTCAGGATCTACTCTGTATTCCCTCACCCTTGGTTTTATCTCCGTAGGCGGGTCAAAGGGATGCTTTCCTATGGTTCCCGGTTCTTTTCTCTTTATCCTGAAAGTTACAGTATCTACCCACTCGTTTATAGGTCTATCTTTGTGTTCAGACGGATAATCTGACACGAAGTTAACTATATTGTCTTGGGTTAACTCTAACACATTTCCAGCACTCGGAGCTACTATTCCGGAAAGTCTTATTACATTATCATCTTTATCTACTATTTCCGCTATCCTATATACCTGCCCCAGGGAAATGTTTTTTACAGTATCCCCCACAGATAGATATCTAGCGTTTGGCATTCTTATTATCCACACAGACCTGTCTGATGTTTCCCACTTTCCCTGAAAATCTATCAAGCTCTGATATATGTATCTAGTTATATCTAAAAGAGAGGCATTTCTATCGGATTGGCGCATATCTGCTCTTGTCGGATTAGTCGCAAAAAAATTAGAATCCGAATAGCTCTCAAGTTTTTTAGTTTCATCTGCCATTATATATTCTCCATTTTAACTGCACATCTCCAGTATTCTATCCTGCCCTTTAGGTCTCTTAGTGGCTCTGCTGAAGCTATATCATGCACTTCAGTGTATACATATGGCCTGACAGGCTCTCCATTTGAATCGTTAGATATTTCTAGTATTTTATCTTTTTCCGATGGATTGACATAATATTGGAAATAATATATAATATGATCTACGTTCATGACTCCTACAGCTGTCGATACTTCTTGTTCGCTTAGTCCTATTGGTGGAGCTACTAATCTCCGCCTAGTCAGGTGTAATTCATCGTCGTATAGCCAGCCATTACCACCACACAGTTCATGGTTTTCGTCAGGCTCATCGTACTGTCTATTATCTACGTCGTATCTCTCATCGCCTTCACCTACCATATTCCAGCAACTACATCTTTGAGCTGTTTCCATTCTCCTGACAATAACCCAATGACCCCTCTGTGGTGAACTATTGGTGCCTTCTAAAATATCTTTCATTTGTTGGCGCATATCTATTTCCTGGTTTTCTCCATATGTGGGGCTAAAGAGTTGTATCCCAGTTTTATTTACTCCGCCTTTAGGCCAAAGTGATAAAGACATATGTTCTCCTTTTAAGCCCAATCATCATATAATCCCGGACTCTTAATTCTTCTTTCTCCGCGCTTATTACCACCTATTCCTTCTGCTGAAGTTGGTACTTCCCAGGTTCTCACGCCTCTCGATGGAGGAGTTGCCGTTGAAGTAACACCCTTAACCGCCATTTTTGCTCCAGCTCTCCTGTATTTACCCAGCAATTGTTTGAGCCATGTATTTGTACACTCTGCAGATTTATCTAAAGCCCCTTTAATACCCTCTTGCAAGGCTGTAGATTCTTGTATAGTAAAATCTCCCAACCTTTTTATCTGTCCTGGTCCTGCCGAGGCTACATCTAGAAGTTTAGCATAAAGTATATCATACTGAGTCTTGCAGCAGGTCCACATCTTAGCAGCAAACGTGGGAGAATTTAAAGCCCATTCATTCTGAGAATAAATAGTGTTAGCAATATTGTATGCTTCTAGTGAATTTAAATAAATATTCCTACCTATGGCATCATCATTCACGTCTCGAATAAAAGGTCCTATGACTGCTCTTATCTTTTCCACTGTGCAATAGTATGGAGAGTACCTAGTTGTGAACATAAATTGGAAGTTATCTCCAAGCTCGTTGCCCTCATAATCTTGGACACCCTCAGAGACAGTAATTGTTATCTGGTTGTTTATACACCAACTCTGATTATTCCCCAGATAAGCTGGAGGCGTCCATGTCAATGTCTTCCCTGTAGTATTTGACACAACTCCGCTTGGTGTTGATGTTGTCGTAGATGGGTCTCCGTCTACCCCTGCTGCAGAAATAGACATCCAATCTTGGTCTACTGAGACTCCACTTGCAAGCAATCTATTAAACGTAACAGTTATTGGTCCATTATATGTAACTGTAGCTTCATCTGTGTTTAACGTTCCTAGATTTGCTGAATATTGATCTGGATCAGTATCCGTTATAGCAAATGACGTGCTAACTTTAGGTTCTAAGACCTTCGTAACTGGAGACTCTGCTACTTCTTCTTCCGGTTGTGTCTCAGGTACTGTATCTTCTGGGGCTGAATAAACCGACGTACCAGTAGTGAAATACCAGGTAGCCGTAGTCGCAAGAGATTCGCTAGCTGCATTCTTCGCGCAAGTAGTAGATTGATCAACTCCCACAACTACCATATTATAAACAGTATCGTCATCGAAAACAGCATCTGGGGTAACTGTAAGTTTAAAGGTACTACTATCATAAGTTATAGTTTTATCCACTAACGCATAATCAGAGGCTCGATATAAAAGCACTGTATTATCTGTGAGTGATGTTGACAGCATAGCTTGATCAAAGGTGACATATATTAATTGATTCAAGTAGACATCTGTCTCACTAGCAGTTGGGACTCTTGTGCTAATTGTAGGTGCAGCCATTTTTTGATCCTCTTTTTAAGGTTGTTCGGGTTCTATTTTTATTCCGTACCCTTAGTAAACTCTATCTTAACTACATCTCCAATCTCTTCAATAACAGGAGATGCTCCAGCTAAGTTTGATAGCGCTGTATCTATATTTTTTATAACACTCACACGATCCTTGTCAGCTCTTTCTAATTCAATCAACTTTTCTAACTTGGCAATTTTTTCTTCATTACCTATTGATTTATCCTGCTTGAACTGGTGAACAAAATCTAAGACCTTGTTTCTTCCATCTTTTAAAATATCTCCCCATGAGTCTTCATTAGGTATGGGTATCTTTTTTTCTGGCGGCCTGCCGGCCACTAATTCACCCAGATATATAGCTCTGCCTATTTGTCTAAGCATGCCCTCGCCTATATCTTCTGGTATTACGGCTGTTTCTTCTTGTCCTGCTATAAGATTTATCCCTTGTGTACCCTGAAAAAAGAATAATCTCTTAGAACTATTAAGACTTACTTTATCGCCTTTCTTTACTTGCATTGCTATTCCTCCTTAAGATCTTATGAATACGGAGGGGGAGAAATTAATCTCCCCACTCCATATGTAAAAATTAACTCTAAACACCATCTTGATTGATCGTAGTAAGAGCTCCAGAACCTGATTCCCAAGTAAGCATATCGTCAAGATCGTAGGCTTTCTGAATGTTAACATTCTTAGCCATAGCGATAGCTTTCCCTTCGTTAAGTATACCAAGACCGTATCGTTCACGGAACTTAATAGCCCTAATATCCCTGTTAGGATCATCCCATTCTTCATTAGTTACTTCTTCGTCTATAACCAGGATACCAAGTTCATTAGTATCACACATGACTATATCTGTGCTGGCTGGAGTAGCGCCTGAAGCAGCTGTATAAGTACAGAAAGGACTAACAACTATCCTTAAAGGAGCAGGAAATAAGTTTGAAACATTAGTATAAGTAGTAGCTGTATTCTGCGCTTGAGCCGTAGCCCCAACGTTTACTCCACCACTATACCAACTCTTAGCCAGACCAGGTGCTCCCTGCATAGGCTGGAAAATAGGTCCACCGTTTGCAAAACCAAAAGCTCGAAGGATGGGGTCTCTAGCAAAAGTCAACCATCCGAGAGGGCTCATGAGTAAAGCATTCGGGGTAAAACCCTGGTCGATAATTTTAGAATACATAACCAAAATATCGTCAAGAGTTATAGTTCCATTTCCAGCACCAGAAGAGTCTCGACCTGATGTCTGCTTATTCGCAACATTATTATCAAAAGTTGTTACACCCTGAGTTAAAATCATGTTGAAAATTTTTGTTTCTTTATGTCTTGCAAGAGCGCGACCTGCGGCTCTTATGTGCATGTTCATAACATCGTACTGTGAATATCTTAACATCTCATCTGTTATTCTAACCTTAACACCAGATTTTCCTATGAAAGCAGTTACAGTACCCGCAACTTCTAACTTTCTTTCCGGGTATTCACCGCCCTCTGGGATGTCTTCAGCTGTGAAAGCACCTGCAGCTGGAAACGTAATCTGTTGTCCGGCAGAAAATCTAATGGGATGCAATAAGCTAGTACCAACAAGCAAAGGTTCCATCGCTTCCTTGACTACATTAGAAACAACCTTACCGATCAAGATTGAAGCGTCAGGGGTAGAAAGAGCATCGCAAAGCTCTTTATAGCCTATTTTCTGGTCTTTCTTTGTAGGATCGTACTGATCTAGACTGTTCTCGAAACCATTATTGCTCCAGACTTTGCATGTAGTATCGTACTTATCCTGCATGACATCATCTGCGAACTCAGGAGACGAAACTGGTTTTGAATCCTTTTCCAGTTTTTCGGCAACCTTAGCAGTTACGGCACTGATCATTTCATCTGTAACTACCATTTTATCTTCATCCATTTTTGTATATCCTCCTTTAATAAAAAGAAACTATGATAACAACTACGCTACCATTAGCTGTATTAACATTTTAGAACTATAAGCAGCAGTGTTGTCATAATCATACAGATGCTGAGGTATACCGGATGTCTCTGAACCTGAAAGGCCAAGACCTGGTACCGTTTGCACTTTGTCAAGATTATCAACAGCTGTAACTGCTTTTCTTTGTATACATCTTCCAACTATCTGGGAAACAGAATGCTTACCATCTTCCCACCTTACAAATCCACCACTGTTATCAGACTGAACAAGATCTCCAGCATTAACAGTACCAGAAGCATCCACGCCACTTGTTACAGGTATCTCTATGAGATAATCGCAAAGAACAGCAACTTTATCCTGTATCATGTAATTATTATATTTCGTTACAGCGGTAGGACTAGCTGATTCATATCCAGCATTTAAGTTCTGGTAATAATCGTACGGCGCAACACCTATAGGCATGTTAGCAGCTATTTCATCACTTGCGCTACCAGCAGCAGCTACATATGTGTCATGACCGTGATCATCTATATCTACAGTTAATCCAACGTCATTAGCTGTATATGTTACAGATGCCGGAGCACCACCGTTAGCAGGAACAAGGTCCCCACTAGCGTCTACAGAAACGATAGTACCAGCTTTAATAACAACCCAATCGTTTAAGTAATTATCCTGTGCTTGCACGGGAAGATATTGTGCAGGTTTGAGTTCAAGCGCTGGTCGTTCACCTTGTGAAATTTCCAGATACGCCCTAGTTAAATTACTGTTACGTTCATATCCTCTCGGAATTCTATTAGCCATTATTTTCTCCTTTTAGTTTTTTACTCGCCTTTTGAGAAGAGTCTTTTTAACGTGTCCTTTTTACTCTTACTCTTATCTAGTTGCTTGCTGAAGTCGACTTCATTGGTCTTATCAGCTTGCGCTAACCCGGGACTCGAAATGCCTTCGCCAAATTGGCCAGTAATACCAAATTTTTCTTGCTCCAAAATTAGATCAGAAATTTGATCTTTTAATGAGTCTATACTTCTCTGGGAAAGCTCTTCTACCATCTTGTCACGCTCGTCTGGGGTCTTGACTACTGTAACATCAGGTTTATTAAGAGTCCTCTTCAGGTCGTATAGCCTTTCAGCTACCATTTTATGTAGCTCAGTGTTAATCCTTACATTTTCATCTAATACTCTTTTCCTTTCTTCTTCCTTTTTTGCCAGTTCATCTTTAAGTGTTTTTACTTCATCCACTTCTTCTGAATCGGCTTCTTTGGGAGCTTCTTCTTCCGGAGTAACTTCTTCGCTAGGTTCTTCTACTTTTTCTTCTCCCTCAGATTCTTCTTTAACTTCCTCTTCTTTTTCTTCTTCTTTTACTTCTTCTTTAACTTCTTCTTTTTCTTCCTCTTTAATTTCCTCATTTACCTCTTCTTCTTTTTCTTCAATCTTTACTTCTTCCTCTTTTACTTCTTCCTTGGCTTCTTCCTCTTTAGTCGCTTCTTCCTCATCTGCATCTTTAAGCGTTTTGAGTTCATCCAAGACCTTATCGTGCTCTTCTTTGGATACCATGTCTTCTTGCTCTATGGTTTTCTTTATTTCCGCGACCTCGTTATCAATAAGTTCTTTAACAAGAGGCAAGCTAGCCAATTGATCTTTTGTCAATTCTTCTGGTTTCACGTCTTCCTCCTTGTCTGTTTCTTCTACCTTACTGGATTTATCAAGAAGATGCAGCACAACATCATCACCTTCGTCTATATCACTGTCTAATAAGTCATACAGATTAAAGTTATTATTACCGCCGAGAGAAGAAAGAACTTTATCCTCGGCATTATTAGCAAAAACAAGAACCTCTGTAGTCCCAGTCCTCGTGTCACTATCCTCATTAAGTAGAGCTTCTTTAACGCCCGCGAGTCCATCTGCTGGAATATTCACAAAAGAAACTTCCCTATAAGACAAATCACCAGTAGTAATATAGGTTAATTTTCCATCATATTTTTGTCCAGGCATATGTTCGCATGGCCCTTCATCGCTCCAGTCACAATCACAAATAGAACAAAAAGCATGATCAGTTGTCATCCTAACCGACACTGTGTCATATCTTCCGTCTAGTATCTTTTGTATGGCTGTTGGATCTGTTATCTTGAGAGTAAGCCTAGTATAACCATATCCATCACTCTCTTTTAGTATTGGTTTATAGTCCTTCCCAATATCCCCTCTATCTGTACTTACATATTTGGCCTTCATTACGCGGCCTATCGGGTCTGCACTATCATCGTGGTTAGTTAGGACAGGTTTCTTATATGGCTTTGTCCATGTCTTCAACCCTTTTTGCATGCCCTCTGGTGGATATATCCTGTTATTAATTAGAGTGCCAGCATGTGTGGCATCTACTTCGCATACAAGATTATAATCCTTTTTGACGCCCTCCGTATCAGACATCATCATAGACTTCTTTTCTTGGTCTACATCCATCGAAATTGAGAATGTATCATATAGTTCAAAATGTTTCATTGTGGTTACTCCTTTTTTGGGCATATCTCAATACTTTTTCTACCACTCTAATCTATTTTTAGTTGGTAAGGAACTGTTGCAATTAATGCACAATGTACCGAAATCGCAGGACGTCCATATCGTTTCATTTTCTGGGGTACGCTTGTTTTTCATTAACCAGGCAGATGGACTACCCTTTATTATTGCCATTCCCTCGTGTCTATGATCAAAATGTATTGTAGTGTTTCGTGTGCCACTATTAAATGTTATTTTTTTACCACATACTTCACAAAATGTTAAATCAAAAAAGAAAATACGCCAACTATTTATATTTTCTTTGTAAAATTTTTTAGTAGCTTCCTTGCGCTTTTTAACATATCCTGGATGTTCCTGACGATATTTTTTATAATATTCCTTTTTTTCTTGCCTGTGGTTTTTCAGGTATCCTGCATCATACTCTTTTTTTGCTTCTTTATGTTCTTTTTGATATTCTCTAGAATATGCCCTCTTTTTCTCTCTATGTTTCCAATAGTGTCTTCTGCCAGCTTCTCTCTGTATCTTTGTCTTTTCTTCATCATTCATTTTAACCTCCTAATAGGTTAGAGGGGTTATCTGGCGATTAGGCACCGGAAAGGGGATTACCCTGTTCACCCCTCTAAGTAAAATGTTTTAGCCATATTAACTCCTTATTGTATTAATGTGTTCCTATCTCTATTATACCACAATACTTACGATTATTCAACTAGTTTATTTTTCCTTGCTCGGCGAACTCTTCTTTATCATTCCTTTTATCTTGTTGAATCTTTTAT